TATCAAAGCAATAGACAATAGTTTTGGCTCAAGTAGCATTGCAAAGAAAATAGGATTTAGTCCTAAAGGTGAAATATACAAAGCATTATATAAAGCAATTAAAGCAATAATGCCTGATGCAGACGAAACAAAGATTAAACAAGCTGCAGATGCAGCATCTAAGCAAATGGAAAGTGTGGAGGAAGCTGATATTGATATTAAAGCACTAACACCTGGCGCATCTACTGTAGGTGGTGCAATTAATCCTGAAGTTGATGATGCACCGTTAATTGCTAGAGGATTAAAAAAAGCAGCAAAGGGCGAAGTTTTAGAAAAAAATGAACGTATAGCTATTGCTCCTTATGTAGAATTAATGAGTGAATTAATGACTAATCCTGCTTTTAGAAATAATTTAATATCAATGGATAAAGCACTTAAATCACAAAAAGGTGATGACACTGAAGATGAAAAAACAGATGAATCAGGTTTACAATATTACACAGGTGTAAAAAAACACGGCAAAGAATATATGAAAAAAGCTGCGGCAGCTGGTCGTGCAGGTGCTAGTCAAGAAGAACTAGGCCGTCTAAAAGACAAATACAGCAAAGCAGAAAAAAATAAGAAAACTGAATCCATAAAAGAACGTCTGTATAGAGAACTCAATAAATACAGATGATATGGCATTTTTAGTACACCCATTACCTCCAATTTCAGTTTATGTAAGAAAAGAATATTTGTATGATCTTGAAAAAGGTCATGGAGAATACACACCAGGTATTTGGATAAGTGTAAAAAGCACAAAATACAAGGCCCTGTATTTTGAAACACTACTAACAGACTACGGTGCGCTATATGACAAATTACCTATAAGTGCATTTGTATGGAAAACAGATCACGGAGAATTACTTCCTTTGGATGTTTTACAGTTATGGGATTGTTTCGATTATGATATCACAGTAGTGCAAAAACCTTTGCTGTCAAGATGCGAATTCTTTGGCAAAGATAGACGTATGCACACAGGTGAATACGAATTTACCATAGACAATGCACACAGAGATCATTCCTATATTGATACAAACTTTTCAGAGCATGATCCAGAACACAAATCATTCAATGTAATACGTCTTGATAATGGGCAATTTGCCGCACAACCAAACAATAGAGTGATTTGGCGTGACAGCAGTTTAACACCCGAAAAGCTACTCACACCAGATTTCAAAGTATGTACCCAAAATTATGCTGTTGAAACTGAACCCAAATGGTCTGTAGGACACACAGACGAATGGCAATATAAAACCAAAGACGAAGAAAAAAACAGTTGACATTGCCTAAATAATCCTATATAATATACATAAATTAAGGAGAATCACATGAGTGACCGTGTATACGGCCCTGAAGAAAAGGCCAAACTAGAGCGTCTTGTAAATGAAGGCGTCACTGTATTACAAGAAGTTGAAGATTTACAAACAGGTCTTAAAGATACAGTGAAAGCAGTTGCAGAAGAACTTGACATAAAACCAAGTATGATTAACAAAGCTATTAAAATCGCCCAAAAAGGTGATTGGTCAAGAGTTGCTGAAGAATTTGATGACTTAGAAACATTAGTTGTCACAGTTGGCAAGGACAAATAGTTTGAAAAAAATAAAAGAATTTTGGGTGAACAGCTATACGTCAGATAAAATTGCATTTTCATTTGAACTAGTAAGTTTTATTTTTACAGTTGGTGCAAGTTTGACACTTGCTTTAACTGCACTTGATCCAAACATGCTAGTTGTTTACCCTGGATTTTTTGTAGGTAGTATTACCCAATGTTATGCAGCCTATCGAAGAGGAGCCGCTTGGGTTATGTTGCTAACATTTTATTTTGCATGCATAAATGTATTCGGATATGGAGTTGCAGCTCAATGGTGGTAAAACCCTATCAATGGCTTGCATGGTTAGGTACAACAATTCTTTTGTTGGCCGCAACTCTTGCTGCTTTTAATATTCATCCATACTATATATGGTCATTTATAATTGCTAACAGTATATGGGTGTTAGTAGGTATACTGTGGAAAGAAAAAAGTTTAGTTGTCCTCAACGCAGGACTAACCATAATTTATATTGCAGGATTAATCCTGTAATAAGTATTAGTACGCCCAAAACTATTGTCGGGCATGTAGAAGGTTAAGTTGGCCATAAGCAACGAAGGAGAAACATGAGCTACGTCGATGCATACTTTGACAGAGATTCTGATATCATCAGAACAGTAGAACGCCGAGATGGCAAAAGACACTATACAGAATATCCTGTAAAATACACTTTCTATTATGAAGATCCAAGAGGCAAACATAAAAGTGTCTATGGTGATCCACTCACACGTATTGTTTGTAAGAATACAAAAGATTTCCGAAAAGAATTAGCAATTAATAAAAATAAAAAATTATTCGAAAGTGATATTAATCCTATCTTTCAATGTTTGAGTGAAAACTATCTCAATCAAGATGCTCCTAAACTAAACATTGCGTTTTTCGATATTGAAACAGACTTTGATCCGGAGAGAGGCTTTGCTGATCCAAGTGATCCGTTTATGCCAATTACTGCTATTACTGTGCATTTACAATGGATGGATGCACTGATAACACTTGCACTTCCTCCTAAGACACTAACTATGGAACAAGCAAAAGAAGAAGTAAAAGAATGGGGCAATGAATGTATTCTCTTTGAAAATGAAGGTGACATGCTTCAAGCATTCCTTGATCTAATTGAAGATAGTGACATCTTGACAGGTTGGAACAGTGAAGGTTATGATATTCCGTATACTGTTAATCGTGTAAGTCGTGTACTAAGCAAAGATGACACAAGACGTTTTTGTTTGTGGAAACAACTTCCTAAGAAACGTGAATATGAAAAGTATGGGAAATCAGCTGAAACCTATGACCTAGTAGGCAGAGTGCATTTAGATAGTTTGGAATTATATCGTAAATACACATATGAAGAAAGACACACATATAGGCTTGATGCTATTGGAGAACTTGAAGTTGGCGAAAAGAAAACTGTATACGAAGGTACACTTGATCAACTTTATAACAATGACTTCAGAACGTTTATCGAATACAACCGACAAGACGTTGCACTACTGGACAAGCTGGACAAAAAACTAAGATTTATTGATCTTAGTAATGAACTTGCTCACGCAAATACTGTTTTGCTACAGACTACTATGGGTGCTGTTGCTGTGACAGAACAAGCAATTATCAACGAAGCACATCACAGAGGACTACAAGTTCCTAATCGTCCAAAGCGTGACGATGAAAACACAGCGGCCGCTGGTGCGTATGTTGCGTTTCCAAAAGTAGGTGTGCATAAGTGGATTGGATCAATGGACTTAAACAGTCTATATCCTAGTGTTATTAGAGCTCTTAACATGGCTCCAGAAACTATTGTAGGACAGTTGCGTCCAGAGATTACAGAAGCTCGAGTACACGAAGATATGAACTTGAAGAAGAAATCTTTTGCAGGTTCATGGGAAGGCCGTTTTGGCACAGAAGAATACGAAGCAGTTATGGCCTGTAGAAAAGATGTAGCACTTACTGTTGATTGGGAAAATGGCAAATCAGATACTATGAGTGCCGCAGAAATCTACAAATTAATATTTGATAGTAATACTCCTTGGATGCTAAGTTCAAATGGTACTATTTTTACACATGAATTTGAAGGTGTTATTCCGGGTATTCTAAAACGTTGGTATGCTGAACGTAAAGAATTACAAGGTATGCTTAAAAAAGCAAAAGAAGCAGGTAATGATACTGAAATTGTTTTTTGGGATAAAAGACAGTTAGTTAAAAAAATTAACTTGAACAGTTTGTATGGTGCTATTCTAAATCCAGGCTGTAGATTCTTTGATAAACGTATCGGACAATCAACTACACTAAGTGGTAGAACCATTGTTAAACACATGAGTGCTGAAGTAAACAAGGTTATTACAGGTGAATATGATCACGTAGGTAAAGCAGTTATATACGGAGATACTGACTCTGTGTATTTTAGTGCCTATCCTATATTGAAAGAACAAATTGACAAAGGTCAAATACCATGGACTAAAGAAAACGTAATTACATTATATGATCAGGTTGCAGAAGAAGCCAATACCACTTTTGAAAAGTTTATGGCAAAGGCATTTCACTGTCCTAAGAGTCGTGCAGAAGTAATTGCTGCAGGTAGAGAAATTGTTGCTGAGTCAGGCTTGTTTATTACTAAAAAACGTTATGCGGCATTGGTATATGATATTGAAGGATTTCGTACAGACACAGAAGGTAATCCAGGTAAGGTAAAAGCAATGGGCCTTGACTTGAGACGTTCAGATACTCCTGTGTTTATGCAAGAGTTTTTAAGTGAACTACTGCTTATGGTACTTAAAGGTCAAGAAGAAAAAGATATTCTTGAACGTATTACGGAGTTTAGAAGAGAATTTAAAGAACGTCCAGGTTGGGAAAAAGGTTCACCCAAACGTGCAAATAAAATTGGACATTATCAGCGTCTTGAACAAAAACAAGGTAAAGCAAACATGCCTGGACACGTTCGAGCAAGCATTAATTGGAATACACTCAAGCGTATGAACGGTGACAAGTATTCGCAAGAGATTGTTGATGGTATGAAAGTTATTGTATGCAAACTCAAACAGAATCCATTAGGCTATACTAGTGTTGCGTACCCTACAGATGAACTACGTATACCTGATTGGTTTAAGGAATTACCATTTGATGGCGATGCCATGGAAGGTACTATTATTGACAACAA